GAGGAAGATCCAGAAAACTGTGATTCTTGTACAATTTAATGAAAACGGTATTTAATAAAAACAAAAATTTAGACGCTACGAAACAACCATTGTTCTTTGGTGAAGACCTTGCTGTACAAAGATATGATACGTTTAAGTATCCTATATTTGATAGATTGGCTCAACAACAACTAGGTTTCTTCTGGCGACCTGAAGAAGTATCTTTACAAAAAGATAGAAACGATTATGCTCAATTATCAGAATCACAAAAGTTTATCTTTACATCTAATCTAAAATATCAAACTATGTTAGACTCTGTACAAGGTAGAGGTCCGTGTTTAGCATTTCTACCATTTGTAACTAATCCTGAATTAGAAGGCGCTATAGTTGCATGGGACTTTATGGAAACAATTCATAGTAGAAGTTATACATACATAATTAAAAACTTATATTCAGACCCTAGTGAAGTATTTGATACTATTATTGAAGATAAGAAGATTGAAGAAAGATCAAAAGCAGTTACAGAAGCATACGATAAACTAATTAAATTAGGTTATCAATGGCATAACGATCCTAAATCAGTTGATATATACGAACTAAAGAAAGCATTATGGCTTGCATTAGTAACCGTAAATGTATTAGAAGGTTTAAGATTCTACGTATCATTTGCTTGTTCGTTTGCATTTGGTGAATTAAAACTTATGGAAGGTTCTGCTAAAATATTATCGTTGATTGCCAGAGATGAATCGCAACACCTTGCAATGTCACAGCAGATTATCAAAGCATATCTTACAAAAGAGAATGATAAGGTAATGAATAAGGTTATTAAAGATACTAATAAAGAAGTATATAAAATCTATGATGACGCAGTACAACAAGAAAAAGATTGGGCAAGTTACCTATTTTCTAAAGGTTCAATGATCGGCCTTTCAGAAAAACTATTACATCAATATGTTGAATATACAGCAAATAGAAGAATGAGAGTAATTGGTTTAGAACAAAAGTATGAACAATCATCTGCTAACAATCCATTACCATGGACTCAACATTGGTTTAATAGTCGTTCTTTACAAAATGCACCACAAGAAACTGAAATAGAAAGTTATGTTATTGGTGGTGTTAAACAAGACGTTAAAAAAGATCAATTTAAAACTTTCAAACTATAATGGCTGAAGACGAAAACGATAACAAAGTACGAATAAGTTGCAACAATTGTGATGTATCTTATTGGGTTAAATGGTCAGACGAAGACGCTGAACCTACTACTTGTCCTTTCTGTGGTGCTGATACTTCAATAGACGAAGAGGATGCAATATTTGAAGATGAAGAAGAACAAGACGATTGGAATTGATTATAGTTTAAGCAGTCCTGCTATATGTGTATGTAGAGGTAAGTTTAAATTTGAAAATTGTAAGATTTACTTTCTTACAAATGTTAAAAAATATGAAGGCAAATTTTATAATGGACAGATAGATGGCAGATTACATTTACCCTATACCTCCGAGCAACAACGACACGACCAGATTTCCGAGTGGGCGCTTTCTGTTATTGGTACTGCTATTGGTAATATTTTTATAGAAGGCTACTCATTTGGATCAAAAGGACTTGTATTCAACCTAGCAGAGAATATGGGTACTCTCAAACATAAACTATATGTACTCAATAAAAGATTTCAATCTATAGTGCCAGGTCAGATAAAGAAGAATGCTACTGGTAAAGGTAATGCAGACAAGCTAAAGATGTATGAGCAGTTTGTAAAAGATACAAAGATAGATTTAATAAAGGAGTTTGATCAAACCAAACTCAATAATCCAGTAACCGACATTGTAGATTCATATTATATCGCAAAATATGGTGCGAATCTGTAGATGTTCTTGTTTTGTTCTCATAATTATTCCTAAAAACCTAGTAAAATCAACGTTTTTATTGCTTGACTTTATACTTAAAATAGTATAGAGTAGCAGTATATGACAAACAAACAAAGACACTTTAAAATACACGAAGATAATACAAGATACTGGTCAGGTCAATCAAATAAATTTACTTCAAGTATGAAAAATACTGATATTAAATTTGCTGTAGAGAACGAAGATTGGTCCGAACTAATAGAAAATGCAAAAAAAGGTTTGATGAGATCCGCATACAATAGAGAAAACAATATTTTTAATCCTGCTTCATATGACAGATTTAATAATACAAAGAAAAAAATAAAACTAAAAAAGGCGGCTTAATTATGACAAAAGAAATTTACAATACATTTAATATCGTATATAAAAGAGAGTATCAGGATCCAGAAGATGGTTCAGATACATTTTGGTCTTCATCAACTCTTTATAGAAACGTACCTATTCACAAAATCAAATACTACAGAAAAAGATTATTGATGTTTAAAGATTACATGGATAAAATTTACAAAGAAGACGCTACAAACTTTTTAGGTAATACTGGTATTGAGATAATATATCCTGACGAATATTATCAAACATACGAAGATGTATTCGGTCCTGAAACGGCTGCAGGTGATGATAATTTATTTAATGACTTCGGTCAGTTATACAAAAGACAAGGTTTTAGAAAAGACTTTGATCCTGATATGACAAAAAATTACAAAACTAAAAGAGATTATATTTTACAACTTAACTAGGGAGATATTATGATAGAAGAAATGAAACAAAAGATTATTAAGGCTGCTAAATCTAGTGGTGCTAGTAAAGTAGAAGTAATACATGGTTCTTTATTTGTAACTTTTACACCTGGATTTGTAGATGTATTATCAAATGAATTGAAAAGTGTATTAGAAAGACTTTTTAAAAATACAAAAGTTAAGATGTATTCTTTACCTAATAATGAATACGCTTACGATTTTATATAGGAGGACATTATGAAAATTAAATTAGGCGATACAATAAGAGATGAAAGAGGAAGAGAAGGAGTAATTACCAATATTGGTATTGCTACTGACCCTACAGACATTGGTGGTGAATTAGGAGTAAATGCAAAAGAATATGATACTGAATTGAATTATGTTGGTGCAATTACATTTGGTTCATACTGGTGTTATTTTTCACAAATACAAGAAGTTATTAAAAAGAATGAGTATGTTGAAGACACAGCATGGATGAGAGAAGATTCAGACATTGATGTTGCTATCAATTTAGAAAACGAAAGTATGTTAGGAAAATAATGCAAGGATATTTTGCTGTATTTTTAGATAAGAAAAGTTGTAACGTAGTAAAAAAGAATGCTACAATGCCTGTCGTTGTATCAGATCACGTTACACTTGCTTATAATCCTAGTCAAAAGATTTATGACAAGTATGCTAAACACATAAACAAAAAGGTTGGCGTAATGATTAATGGTTATAGAGCAAACAATCATATAGACGCATTATGGGTTGGTGATATGTTTTTTACAAAAGATGGTAGTAAGATTAAAAGACACGATAAAGGTGCTGCTCATATTACACTATCACACAAAAAAGGATATAAACAAGGTGACGCTAACTCTATGTTTATTAATCCTGATATTAAGAATAGTAAATACGGTTACGTAGAGGGAAAAATCAAATATATTGCGAGAAGTTAGGTGCTTGACAAATTGATTAAAATGTGCAATAATAATAGAATGTCAAAAAAATTGACTAAAAGAGAACAATTGAATTTAGTAAAAAGACAATATCATAAATGGCTTGCAACGTTAGGTCTTAACGTTAATTTAAAGACAGGCAAAATCATACAATCTAAACGAGAACCTAAAGAATTAGATTTGTCAATGTACAAAGTAAGAAATTCTATACCTACAAGTGATAGAATCCCAGGCGCTTGTGTAAAGAGAACTTTACCCAAAGCAAAATTGCCTGAAGGTAAAACTATCGGTATCGCCTACAACAAAGGTAATTATCAAGTTGTGGATGCTACTGATTTCAAAACAATGGGAAGGAAAATATGAACGAAATGTGGAATATGAAAAGATCACTTCTATTTGCTATTGCTTTAGTTGCAGTTATTCTAATATCAATGAATTGGGCAAGTGCAGATGAGAAGAAGATTACTCCTAATGAGTTTGTAACAAATGTTGCTGAAGTACCATCTAAAGTATCTAACCATATTAAAAACGAGTGGGAAGATATTAAAGTATATCAAAAAAATAGTTGGGACAATGCCAAAAAGAAATGGCCTTGGTCTGTGATATTTAAGGGTTCTAATGCTTCATAAAATATCAGATTTTTGTAAGAAGATTGATAGTATCAAAGCTCAGGCAGATAAGTTATACAACCTGAAGTATAATTATCCCAAAACGCCTGAGCGGGATGCTGAAGTGAATCATCTTATAGAAGATATACAATCCATGTGTAAATTAGTGGGTAATGACAATAAACCCTATGATTTATAGGGTTTTTAGGGGCTTGACAAATAGACTATTTTATGATAGAATTATTAAATAAACTAACAAA